ACGTTGTCCCGGCAGTGGACAACTCCAGCCCTATCTTCACCGGTCGAGTGGTTGACGTGAAGTCCACCTACCCGCTCAACAAGGCCACTGGCAAGGAGCGTACCTCCGTCACGGTGACCGTTGCGGATGCCGTCAACATCCACGGCGGAACCATGCGCTACGGCGTCCAGATCGCTGAGGGCTTCGAGACCTTCGAGTCCCGCATTAATCGACTTGCCAGCTCCGCGCTGGCTCCCATTGAGCCGCCCGTACAGGGCGCTCCCAAGGTGGTGTATAGCTTCTAATGGCTGACTACGGCGTA